CAATTTAATGCATTAGTATTTAGTGGTACTCTTGAAGATGCAGCTAAGGAATGGACAAAAGATGGCAAAATAAAAGCTGATGATGTAATAGATGCTCAAAGCTTCTCAAGCGTAGAAGAAATAGATAATCTTAAAAAAGCATTAGATGAGCTAAAAAATAAATACAAAGATATAAATGCTAGTATTAATGATTCAGCTAAAGGAATGGCAAATGTTACTAGAACAAATTTACTATCTTGTACTAATATAACTCGTAATCAATTTATAAGCATGTCTAACATAGTTCGTAGTCAAATGACTAACTGTTCTAATATAGCAAAAAATCAATTCGTTGGCATAGCTAATATAGTTCGTAACCAATCTCAAAATGCTAGAAATAGTGCTACTACAGCATTTATATCAATGAAAAAAGTAATATCTACTCAATGTATGGAAGCTAGAACTTATTTGGTTAGTAAATTTATTTCAATGGCAACAGTTGCTGGAGTGCAAGCATGGAGAGCTCGAGATAATGCAACTAGAGCATTTATAAGTTTAGCAAAAGTGGTTAGAAGTCAAATGCAAAATGCATACAGTAGTGTAACAAGTTATATGTCCAAAATAGCAGCGGCAACTAGTAAATCTATGAGCATGAGTTTTAAAGTTAACAAATCAGTAACTACGACTAATACTGTAAGAACAATTGCTGAACCTGTAGCAAAACCATCATTTTTATCATTAATGAGGGTATCATCATTACCAAGTGCTAAAAGCGCTTTATTAAGTACAAATAGTATTGCCACATATTCAGCTTCTGATATTGGAATCTCATCTTTATCAAGAGCTGCATCATCTGTGTTATCTCAAGGACATTCATCATCAAATAGAGGACAAAAAGATAATATATATTTAGATGCAACGTTTAATATAGATGGAAAACAAATTGCAAAAACTACTGCTAAGTATATGGATAAGGAACTTAAAACAATTAATGACAAAGACAAGAGAAAAAAAGGAAGAAGCTAGGGGTGACAAAGTGAGTTATTACTTTAATTATAACAACGTAGATTTAACAGATTTGGTAGGCATTAGAACTGTAACATTACAAGGATTACCAGCTCGCGAGATAGATACTCTTGATATATGGAATAGAGTAGGAACAATATTTAACGGAGTAAAAAATGGAGAACGTACTATTGAGGTTTCATTTTTAATAAAAGCATCAAAATTTGATTATGAAAATGACCCATCAATAATTTACGATATAGAACAAGATATTAGAAGAACTCTGTATATCAATGCTCCTCAGCCGTTATATATAGGTAGAGAAGATATTTATATTAATGCAATAGCAACAGGAGAAATGACTGTTGAAGAATTAGCACCATACTGCTTACAGTGTGGGGTAACTTTTACTTGTTGTGACCCAATATTTTATTCTAAAGAAGTAAAAAAATATGAAAATGATGGTTTATCAAAAGCCATGACAGTTACTAATGATGGTACAGTATTAACTATGCCACTAATTGAATTAGGATTTTCACAAGATGCACATTATGTTTCAATAACAAATAACACAACATATCAAACACTGCTATTAGGTAGATACCCGGTAACTAGTAAACCAACGGTAAAACCTTCATCGTTAATATTTAAAGACCCTATGGAAACAACAGTAAATTGGACAGTAGGAACAAGTTTAATTGATGTAGGGAGAAATAATAAAGGAACATTAACATCTACAGATAGTGGAGAAGGATTAACTGTTGGAGATTATGGAGACAAAGGTAGCGGGCAATGGTACGGAACCAGCGCAATAGCAAATCTTTCGTCTAAAGTTAAAAACTTTAAAGTGAGAACAAGATGTTCAATAAATTCAAAAGGGATTAATGGAGACCCATACCATGTAACAAATAAAACTGATGATGATAAGGAAATGACTAAAACTTATTATTTAAGACCTAAAAAATCATGCACAGTAAGAGCAAGCAAATCAGTTAGAGGTAAAAAAATAGGAGTCATAACAAAATCATACAAAATAACCAACTTAACAGTAGACAAGGGATGGGTAAAAATAACATATAAAGGTAAAACGGGCTATGTTCAAAGAAGCTCATTAACTCTTATGGCAAGAACAAGAAGTGTTACTGGAACAGCTAAAAACTTTGTAACAACAATGTCCACAGCTATTAGAACATCTCCAAGAAAATCTAGTAAGAATGTATGCACTATACCTACAGGCAAGGTTATAAGATGTTTATTTAGTAACCCAATTCCAGACCCTGATAAACCAACTAGAAAATATTATAAACTTTCTAAGAAATATAGTAATGGGAAAAAATCATTTTCAGGTTATATTTGTGTAACAAATGCTGTACAAGCATCAGACGTTGAATTTGAATGGGAAGAAGAGATTGATACGGCTGATGATAAACAAGGAATAGTTGAAATCTATGGATATTCCTCAATTGGAACTAAACTATTTAAAATGATGTTATGTGATGAATCAGAATACTATGAGCATGTTTATCCAGAATTTTTTATTGGCTCTGATTCTATATATAGCTATCAAAAAAATGAACCATCCCCTAACAAAAAAGTTACTTCAAGTGGCAATGATGATAGTACAAAAATAACGACAGATTATCTATTGAGTGGAGAATACGGAAGTTTTAATAAATTTTATGGTGAATTATCAGTAGAACGTAGAGACAACGATTGGAAATTTAATATTACCAAAATAAAAGATGATAAAGCTGTGATATCAAAAACTAAAACTTATAAAAGTTCTAAGTGCAGTGAAGAGCTAGCAAGCATAGTTATATACATGGGTACATCAGGTGATAAAGAAAATAATGTAGCAGTAAGTCATGTTGAAGTTACAAACCTTGCTCCTACTACATCCCTTACAAACTCAAATATTGTAGCTTTTGAGGAAGGTGATATTTTAAGTATTAATTGTGCCGAATGTATTGCTTATCTTAATGGCAAAGAATTTTATGATATTGACGTTGGTTCAGATTTCTTAGAACTTGATTGTGGAGAAAATAACTTATTAATAAACACAAACGACCAAGCAATAGATATATCAGTTTTATTCAATGAGAGATTCTTATAGGCGGTGCATCAATGAATAACTTATTAATATTAAATAACGGTTTACAAAAAATAGGAATGTTATCAAATCAAGGACTCAATCCAAGGAGTCCTTTTTATGATGACTTATACGTACAGGAATTAGAAACAGGCGCAGAAACTTTTGAATTTACAACATTAAATAATAATAAAACAGCTAATAAAATAGTAGTAGGAAACTATATATTATTTAAGTATAAAGATAAATATAAACTGTTTCAAATAACTGAAGTAACATATAATCATAATGATGAAAAGAAAGAGGTTATCACATATTGCGAGATAGTAGGACTTGAGTTATTAAGTGATTACGCTGATACATTTACAATAGAAGGAAATATTGTAAAATTCTTTAACACTGTATTAAACGGAACTAGATGGCAATTAAGAAACTATTCCAAATCTCTAGAGACAAACATACAAAAAATATCATATGATTCAATGGAAAAGGTTTATAGCATTATACAAGAAAATCTTAAAACATTTGGCGGCATCGAAATAGAATTTAATATTGGATATGAAAATGGGTTGATAACTGGATTTTATATAGATGTATATGAAAATGGTCAAAGAGGTAGTGATACACGCAAAAGATTTACTTTTGATAACTATATTACAGGACTTGAGCGTAAAGTCTCTTTTGACGAATTTTGCAGTGGTGTATGTGCAGAAGGTAAAAATGGCTTAACAATAAAAGGTGTTGAATGGTCAAAATCTAATGGAGACCCCTGCGATAAAAAGGCGGGAAGTCCATATTTAATTAGTACTTCAGCTAACCAAATATACAATAAAGGAAACAATTATATAATAGGTAAATATTCAAATAGTGATTGTGAGTCAAATCAAACATTGGCTAAAGAAGCATGGGACTATTTACATGAGCATAAAGAGCCTAAAATAGAATATGAATGCTTAGTTAACTTATTGTATGACCAATACGAAGATATTAATATTGGTGATACAAATTATATTATAGATAGATACTGGACACCAGAAGTATATTTAAGCTGTAGAATATTTAAATTATCCATTTCTTTTACAGACCCATCTAAAAATACAATAGTATTTTCAAATTTCAAAGAGTTAACAAGTAAAATAATAAAACCTATTGATTCAGATTCAGTAAATACAATAGTAAGTGCATATTTCCCTGTATCTGGGGCTCAAATATCTCATGGAGCTATTGCTGATGGTCATATAGATGAAGAATACTACAAAACTATTAAAACAGATATGGTAACAGCTTCAGTTGCTAGAGTTGGTTCATTAATAGCAGATAAAGCAGATATTAAAGATTTAAGTGTATTATCGGCGAAAATAGGTAAACTTGAAACTGGTGAAATAGTAGCTGATATGTTACATGCAAATAGTGCTGAAATAACAAGTTTGAAAGTAAATAAGGCAAATATAACAGACCTAAATGTCACTAATGCAAACATATCTAACATTAAAGCTGATATTGCTAGTATTAATAAACTTGTGGCGGATAAAGCAAACATAACAGATTTGAATGTTATAAATGCAACTGTGTCAGACTTAACTACTAACAAAGCTAATGTCTCAGACCTTAATGCAACAAATGCAACAGTAGGAACTCTTAGTGCCAATGTTGGCAAAATAAATACTTTATTAGCAGGAAATATAACATCATCAAATATTCAAGCAGGTGGAATTACATCAAAGTCATTAACAATTGAAGATGGTTTCATCAACAATGCAATGATAGGTTCAGTTGATGCAGGAAAAATTAATACAGGAACACTTGATACAAACAGAGTAAATGTTCAATCAGAAGGTGGAAATTTATTAATACAGGACAATACTATTCAAATAAGAGATAACACAAGAGTAAGAGTTCAAATAGGCAAAGATGGGGCAAATGATTATTCAATGAATGTTTGGGACACTCAAGGCAACATCATGTTTGATGCAAGAGGAATGACTCAAGATGCAATTAAGAGCCAGATTATAAGAAATGACATGGTTTCACCAAATGCAAATATAAATGGTTCAAAGTTAAATATTAACTCAGTAATTAATGAAGTAAATGAAGAAGGAACGACAACTCTTAAATCTTCCAAGATTAAATTTGATGACATTAATCAGACCCTTGATGTAGCATTTAGTTCTCTTAAGTCAACAACAGATGACACAAAGAAAAAGACTGAGGCAAACACAACATCAATAAGTATAGTTCAAGGAGAAATAAAAACAGCGATTGAGAATACTAAAATAGTTAAAGATGGGCAAACCGTGTTATTAAAAGATGAGTACTCAAAACTTGAACAGAATGTTGGAAGTATTAGTTCAAAAGTTAGCTCAACAGAAACTAAATTAAATAATATGAAAATTGGTGGAAGAAATTTAATATTAAAATCAAACGAGCCCACTGAATCATCATCTTATTTAATAAAAGTATATGATTTAACTGATGATTTAATTTATGGAGAAGAATATACATTTGTAATTAAAGGTTCTGTTGTAGCAAATCAAAAATTTGGTATTTGGATGAATCAAGGAAGCACTAATGTAGGCTATGCAACAACAAAATTTAGCGAAGGAGTTTACTATGTATCTTTTAAGGCAGGAACTCCTAACAGTGAAATAAATAAAAGAACCTTGAGTTTATATAATTATCCTAGTAGCTCTACTGCTTCAACTGTAGAGTGGGTAGCACTATATAAAGGTAATAAACCATTAGACTGGACAGCCGCGCCAGAAGATATTGACCAAAATATTAGCGATGCAGTTAAAATGGAAACAGAAGATGGCGAAATTGTATACGTAAAAGACCAGGTATCAGATGTAACTCAAGACTTAGATGGAATTACAAATAAAGTAAGCAAAATAGAAGTAGAGTTTGACGATGATGGTACTGTAGGACAAATTAAATCTCAAGTATCTTCATTGCAACAAACAGCAGATGGTTTTACTCTGGACTTCTTTAAAAAAATAGAAGATGCTGATGCGAATACAAAGGAAATACTATCTCATATAAACTTTACTGCAGATGGCATAGTCTTAGGACAAGATACATATCCAACAAAGCTTATTATTTCAAAAGATAAAATTAAATTCGTTGCAGAAGATGGTAGTGAATTAGCATATTTCTCTGATAATAAACTACTTATTCAAAACTCAGAAATATTAGATACTTTAAAGATAGCAAATTATGGATTCCTTCCAAATGCAGGAGGAAGTTTAACGATAGGAACAATAAAATAAAATATAAGAAAGGATGATGTAAATGGCTACTATTACTGGTTCGTTTTCCTCAAATAGTAAAAATCTTCAGCCATACATAGTTTACAATTATTCTCAAAGTATAACAGCAAATACAACAACAATAACAGCAAAATTATATGTGAAAAAGCTAACTTCTTATGGGAATACTTATGACTCATCTACACCTTACTCATTATCGATTGGTGGGTCAACAGTATCAAGTGGCTCAAAATCAGTAAATATGAGTGGTGTTTCTGTTGGTAGTTCTGTTCTTATTACAAGTGGTAGTAAAACAATTACACACTCAGCAGACGGAACTATGAAAGCTACGTTAAGTGGAGTAGTGGACTGGACAGGTTCTAACCCTGGAAAAGGAACAGTTTCTCAATCAGTTACCTTTCCTACCATACCAAGAGCAACCACTCCTTCAGTTAGTGGAACATTAAAATTTGGTTCAACAATAACAATAAATCATAGAGGAACTTCATCTTCATTTAAACATA